GTTCGAACGTAAAACCGTAACCGTGATTCCGCTTGTTTCGTTCATTTCTTCACGGATAAGACCCGCCAGTAAGTTCTTACGAGATACATACGTAGGGATTATGCGTTCTTCCCACTGATCCGTATTAACGATTTCTTTACACTTATTGCAGAAGCTACGATTTTCAATCGGCGAATAATTAACTACTTCGTCCGGTAAGAATTTATCGCCACATTCTCCGCAGTAATTCGATTTCGATATTTGCATATAAAATCTCCCCTTTCCCGTATTATACATTTATTGTCATGCGGATAAAGGCGTTATATCTTCTTTCAACTGCCATCGGTTGCGGTATAATGCACCGAACAATTCTGCTGGTGTTATACGATCCCATTCCGTAAGTACTTGCGCCATTTCGTCATTGAAATAAAACTCGAAGTATTCATTACCAATATTGAGCGCACCACATTCGCTTTCCTTGAACATTTCAACATATACACCGTCTGCAATCGGTAAAGTATAGACCGTTTCAGAATAATCTACATCCATTTTTACAATTTGTTTTTCTAGTCCTGCAAGTAGAGCGTCCTTAACCGTGATTACTTGTAAGTTGATTTTTTCCATTTTTAACGCCTCCGATTATTATATTGAAAGTGCTGTAAATAAAACGATTATTGCGACCGTGACATAGAAACCGTAAAATATGATGTACTCGCTGAACTGGATCACTTCGTCCGGTTCGTGAAGAAAGAAATGATTTAACGCTCGAATAGCTTTCATATGATTCTCCTTAATAACGTTATTGTGTTATTCGGTTATCTTGTTATAACTATATCATGTTAATTATTGGTTGTAAAGCCATAAATTAAAGTTTTTTTATCTTTTTTGAAACTTATTTTACTGTTATTGCGTAATAACAGAAGTATTGGAATATACTATACATAGAATCGATTAAAAAGGATGATAAAACATGATTAGATTAACGATTGAAGAAGCTGCTCAAAAACGAGGAATCACTACACAAAAACAACTAGCGCAAGTTATAAAAGAAAAGACAGGCGAAGAAATGCGACCGTCGACTATAAGTGATTTATATAGAAACAATAAAACCGCAATCAATAAAGAATACTTACTTTTGGTTATGCGAGGACTTGAAACGGTCGACTTCAATGAAATCCTTACAATAGAATAAAAAAATAACGCCACTGATTCGCTTAATTGCGGTTAGTGGCGTTTTTCTATTTATACGGCTTCTCCGACTTTTCTTAGGATATCGAGGAATAGCGGTGATAACTGTATGACTACATAACCCATTCCGGCTGACATAATTCCACTCCAAGCCTTCTCGTTATTTCCGAGCATGAAATAAAAACAAGAACCTATCATAATTACGCTCGCTATCGGAAAGCTAATCGCTACCATTAGCTGAATCAACGGATCGAGTACGTTAGCTAACATTTCTAGCGAAGTATCGGCTATATAGCCCGTCGGTATTACTTCCGGTGTCGTCATATTCGGAGGCATAAGTGCGGGCGATTGTGCGAGTATATTGATTGCGGATTCTGTTGCGGATATAGGTAGAGTAGGTTCAATCGGTGCGAGTGCTGTTACGGGTATAGTCGTAGTCGAGAACGTTTCTTTAAGGCTCATAAAAGCTAACGGTAAAGACGCCACTATCGGAACTGCAACCGCCGTAATTATCGTCTTTCTATTTGCGTATTCCTTTAAGTCCGCGACTTGAATAACTTCGCTTGTATATCCCTCTTCTAATACCAAAACGGTATTCCTCCTCTTATTTAATTTCATTCGATGTAAATACATTTACGCTAGGTAAACCGGTACACGCTTCTATTATTTGTTTACGCCTTAATTCAGTTGTCGTTATAAACACGATCGTCGGAAAGTGACCGAGTTTTTCTTTTATAAGTCCGTTTCGCTCGAGTTCTTTATAGCGCGCTATCTTTAGTTTGTTTTCCTTCATAGGCTGCGTACGATCCACCTCTAAAAAGTGATAGCGTAATGCTTTCATAAACATAGCGTCTGTGACGACGTGACTGTTACCGTCTGATACTTTAACTTCGTTCTTCCAGTCGCTAGGACACCCGTAGAATAACCATGCGTCGTTTCTCATGATGGTATGCGCTACATGCCCGCCTCGTTTACGTATCTTATCGCATCCGACGTATTCTCTACCGTTTTTATTTAAGTAGTAAATCGTTTGATAAGCGTCGCGAATTTTCATGAGATAATCGGACAAGCCCCCGAGTATTAGATTCGTATTCCTTATCGTCCCTAATCGGAAATGCTGGCGCAGTTGGTCGCGTGTCATGAAATCACAACGTTTCAAACTTAACAGAATCGACTCGTCGCGGTTGCTTAACCGTTTCTTTTTCAACGCGTGCTACCTCCTTCTTCACGATATAAGGCGTAAGCGTATTCGTAATGATCTCCGATGTGATTAACGGCGTTTGTAGTACCTCACGTTTAGAGGCGGTCTGATAGATGGCGCGCCCTACAATATCCGGTAGATTCTCCGCCCCGCCTTCGTCCAATATGACCCGTGAAGCTACTGCGGATTGAACACGGAAGGATAACTTTGCGTCTGCATTTTGTTTTACCTGCCTCGGGACCACATCGCCCGTAGTATACTGGCTCGCGACTATCTGACGAAATCCGAGTCCTGCGCCTAGCCTAGCGATTTGACTCATTAACTTTTGACATTCGAGTTTAAGCGCTTTATCTTCCTTGCCGATAGCTTCAGACGGATTTAACTCGCCGACTTCATCGATAATCACGAAGTAACGTTCTTTTATACCGGCTTCCTGTACATTCTTCTTACCGAGTAGCCGCATCCTGCGTTGATTCTCGCGTAGCTGGTCGTATGCAGCTTGTAACGTAACTAGCGCCTCTTCCGGCTCGTAAGCGATAGATACCGTCTGTCTAATGTCTTGATAATCGCACAACTCTATCCCGCCTTTTAAATCGATTAGAAATAAACGCGTATGATCCGGCTTAGACGTTAGCAGACTCGTAATCATCGAATTAATAAAGTTAGACTTTCCGTATCTAGTCGCCCCGCCGAGAACCATATGCGGAATCTTTTCGAAATCGTGATACCTGAAGGCGTTTAATTCGCGCGTAACACCGACCGGAACACGCCAATCATTACCGGGCTGAAACGGTACTTGCAACGGTAACGGCTCGTTATAAACACGCAGCTTTAAGAGTCCATCGAATGAAATTTCGAGTTCCTTCCGTTCAGTTAACTTGTCGTTCCATAACGTCTTTACGTTCTCGACGATATTAGCGTCAAGTTGTAGCGACTTTAAATCGTTTAGCGTTAATCGCTTGCGCCTATTGTTCAATCCGTCTTCCAGTACGCGCTGCTTCGCTATATAGTCGTCGTATGAACGTCCTAGCGGTATGCGATAGGAATATTCTACGCCCCACTCATACGACTTCTTGCGTATTAGCTGTGTAGTAAGCGTGTCTTTCCCATCGCGGATATTTAGACCGGATAACGATATGATCCGTTGTATTTTACCGCTATCATTCGATGCCATTCCGTTCTTTTTAGCGAACGCTTTTAACGCTAATCCGCCCATGATTGACGACGTAACAATTTCGAATAACATTTCATTCCTCCTTCTTAAATACCTTCACTTCACAAAGGGTTCTACGATAGTAGAGTTGCACCGAACTAGAAGGCTGAAAACAAGTAGCAAACCGTTGATACTCTAGCGAAATACATTTCCCGATGTGACATGTGAGGTAGAAATCGATTAGGAAGTCGAACGGGAAGGCTATATTTCGTTATCTTCGTCCAGCTTCTTCTTATGCTTGAAGTAAAATGCTAGGGCTTCACGGTATGTTCTGCTACGATCTCTGCGAGGAATCTTACGTATTTCTTCGATGATTTCCGAATCATATTCCGGATTTAGTTTGGCATTTATTTGTGTGATTTTTTCTTCGTCCATTCTGTGAACCTCCTTTTTTATAACTTAGTCGTAACTTATGTATGAAGTGATAAATAAATGCCTGTCCGTGATAAATAAAATATAAAGTGATAAAAAAGAACCTCCGCCGGATCATGCTGCATAATACCGTTGTAATACCGAATGGCAGTCGATTCCTCGTATGTATTACCGCTGCATTACTGGCGTATTACCACCGTGAACCCTGCGGATTTTAAAATATTGTTGCGCGGTTTTTTACCCCGAGGTACTAATTTTGCTATTCGCGTGTAGCGCTGGCAAGGAATTCATTTTTTGATTCGACCCCTGCCCCCGGCTTTCAAAAACGTATGCGAGTATAACAAAAAGCCGCAAGCATAAGCGCTCACGACTTCGATACTTCTTCGTATTCCTTTACGAGTTTATACCACGTTGATTTAGTAAAGCCTGCGTTATTAAACGCCTGTACTGCCGTCTGCTTACCGTCTTTCCATCGGCGATACTGTTCATGAAAGACCGCGCGCTGCTCGTTACTTAGCGTCTTATAATCAATCGTTGGACGCCCTAACCGTTGCCCTCTGCGCTTAGCTGATGATATCCCTTCCGCCTGTCTACTGCGAATGTCTGTCCGTTCCTTCTCTGCAAACGCTGATAGTAACGTTAGTATGATGTCGCTCATAGCACGTTGTAGTACGTCGTTACCTTGCTTGCCTACCGTGTTTAACATCGGTTCATTAACGAACTCTAATGCTATACCGTTATCTATGAACCATGCGTACTCTTTCTTAGTAGCGTCCATGTTGCGACTCATACGGCTTATGCTATCGAATACAACCGTATCGCCTTCTCGTAGCTTACCCTTCATACGCTGATACTCGGCTCTATCTGTGTCCTTACCGCTTGCCTTATCGATATAGACGTTCTTAGCGTCCACGCCTTGCGCCTGCATCGTATCTAACTGGCGCGCCTCGTTCTGATCCTTGCTACTTACGCGAATATAAGCGAACTTCATTACGCATAACCTCCGTCGATTTAGTATTAACCTAATCATACGGTAAGCGTCTGTAAATGTCAACGATTATATAGACGTTTATATAAGTCCGTTATAAATAGTTTACAGACGTGTTTTCGACTGTCCGCGAAAGTGTACTTTTACAAACGCCATTACTGCCCGAGTACCGTTAAAGGTACTTAGGCAATATCGTCCGATTCCTGTTAACGGGAATTAGGCGAATAGTTTACGTTAGTTTACACGGCACATACGCGCTACTGGCTATAAATAGCGATATATCAACGTTATATAGCGATAATATGAAGGGTGGGTATTTCGGCACACGTCCACGCGGGACACCTTCGCCTGATAAATCGGTACATCGGTATGCCCTCGAAATCACCTCGCCAGCTAACGTATAAATCACGTAAATAGAAGGTGTAAATCGTGTATATTTTAGTACCGTATTCCAGCACGCTAAACTACACGTAATGACATACTCGTAAACTATCTATTAGTAGCGTTTCTCAATCCGTCTTGAACATTACTCTCCGTAAGGTTATCGACTGTTTGCCAGCAAATACCCGTTTTAGTACGTTCAGCAAATAGCTTATTTCCGTTGTTTTACCTATTTGTTGGGCGCTATTTGACGGCACATACGTTATAACGCTAATTACGTTAATAATAATAAAGAAGAATATAATAAACATATGTTGTTCAGTTTTGCACGGATATAGGAAAGCGTTATTCACGTTAATAAATAATAAAAAAGAAGAAATAACATATGTAGTTCACTTTTGAACGTTTGCAACCGAATCGACGAACGGTAATTATTACCGGACGTTAAATTCTTCCAATTAAAAAGAACCTCGATACTGGACCGAGGCTCATACGTTACTTATCGTTTAATATCGAATCCGCCTAACCCTTTTTCCTGCGCTACGATATCGCCATTCTGTTCGCTGAATACGAATACATATGAATCTGCTGGCGCTAATAGCGTATCAATACGTTGTTGAATAGACGCGGCAAAACTTTCCTTCTCGCTATCTGTTGACGCAGCCCATGCCGTTTCATCCACGTATACGCCGACCTCGAACATTCCTGCATCGTCTTCGATTATTGCCTTCGTTACCACGCCTTCGGTTATTTCCGTCCATTCGACTGTTCCTTCGTTGAATTTAGCGACTAATGCTTCGCGCTCTGCTTTCTTATCTGCCTTCGCCTGTTCTGCCGCTGCTTTCTCTTTCGCTTCTGCTTCAACGATTGACTTAGGTGGTTCACCCGAGATTAATATAACGATCCCTACGATGAATAATACTAAGATTCCGATAACCCACGTCATTATACGACCGAACTTCGATGTTTTCTTCTTTTCCATACGATAGCCTCCAATAGTTTCATTTTGTATTGCGTTATCCTGTTATTACGTTATTACAGAACTCTATAATATATACGTACTAATTTCTGGAAGGTTTCACTTTTCTCGAATTTATACGTTCGGTAACGTATCTACACCCGTTTAAGTGAATTTATCGGCGTTAGAATCGCAATGTCAGCACGGTTAGTACGGTAATTCCACGTCGTCGAGCCAATTCGGTATTGTATAGTGTTTCTGACGATAAATCTGCGCTGTTGTATCTCTTACCGCTGCATATAATACCGCTGGAATTGAACGGACTTTGCCACGTTTATATGCGTTGATAACCGATAGTATTTCGTCGCTGAATAAACCTTCGTGACTTTCGAAAGTAATCGTATTGTCTATCTTCGCTTTTCCTCGGATCATTGCGCCATAGGCTTCGTGCATATCTGACGTATTTAGATACGGTTCTAATAAATCGTAAATATAAGCAGGCATTTTAACTCTTAAACCGCGTTTGTATGTATCCTCTGTAGGTGTTAGATTATAAGATTTAAAAGATAACGGTTCGTTTTCTATTTTCGGCTCTTGCGCTATACTCTCCGTAGCTTCCACGGCTTTCGACCGACTGTTCATTTCCGCATGGTCATTTACGGGCAATATAGCGTAGATGTTAGCGCCTCGACCGCTTAGAACGCGACGAATGAACGGTACTCGCTCGATGATGCGTAACGCCTCTAATTTACGAATGGCACGTCTAACGGTTGCTACGGACTTCTGAATCGTATTCGCGATTGTATCCGCCTTTAAATGTGCTGCGCCATGCTTCACGGAATATCGACGTATCATATCGAGTACGGCACGATCCGTTCCGTTAAGGTCGTTCCAATTCGCTGATAGATGGCGATTAGCTGCTTCGTCCATTTCGTACTTGTCCGTAAATTTAGCGTAGCTTGATAAATACATAGTCATTAGTCGTTTCTCCTTTAGGGTACAAAAAAAGCGCTGAATGTCGGATTTAATCGACAAACAAACGCTTTCCCGTTAGGATTTAACTCTTGATATCCTCAACTACATGTAGTAAAATGAAGGTATCATAAGAGTCGAAGCAACTGTCTGTCGTGGGGTATTCACGACGGCGTATATTCCGGATTGGTAGTCCGAATGTACACGCTTTAGGCTCTTTCTTTATGTCCGCTCTGTTTAATTAACTTTAATCTTACCTCTAAACTATTAAACTATCAACTACTATTTTCTGAATAGTCTATCCCATATGGAAGGCTTTACCGCCTCTTCCTGCGCCTTTGCCTCGATCATCAACGTTTGCGCTTCGTTCACTTCTTTTAATTCCTGTACTTCTTTCCGCAGTTCTTGCATCTCATTACGCATCTCTTTCATTACCGCTATAATCGCGTGCATATGTGCGTCGTTACGGTCTTCCTGCGTTTCCTTTGGCGCCATAATCTCGGTTACTTTTACCGCCTTTACCGCTTGTTCTGCTGCCTGCGGATACTTTGCGCCTTTTCCGATTAGCTTCTTCATACGTTCGATTGCTTGGACGTCGATATCCGTTAAAATTCTCGCCCCTTGTTCGCTTTTCGCGAAAACGTGTCCGGCTTCCTCCATCGTGGCGCAATACTTGCGAATACTACTGCTAGATAGCGATAATGCGTCCGCCACTTGTTTCGTTGTAAAGACGTTCGTTACTTCCATTCCTACACCCCCGTAATTTAGTCGCTTGTATGGCGATTATATCACGTTCCGCGCGGTAATGTATGTCATTATGTAATACGATAATCAGACGGTAACAACTTAACCGCTTGTATTACCGCTTATTACGGTAAGTTACCGCAAAAAAAAAAAATAGCCCCTCTCGTAATGAGAAGGGTGGAATATCGATAGTGTCAACGTTCTACCGACGTACTGCTACGGATTTAAAGCTTTTGCGTGATGTTAGGTCGGTTGCGCGACTTCCGCCCAGCGCATCAACTTACTGCGATTTTTTCTTTTTACGCGTGTTTTCTTTAAGCGACATAGCGACAACCAAATTGTAGTGATTACTCGCGTTGACTATCGCGTCTGATAATCGCCTAACTTCGCTTGAATCTAATCGCTCGTCTTTTATCGCTTGCTTAACGTCTGTTACCGTGTAATTCTCGCCGGTATGGTGTAACCCAGCGAGGATTGCATGCGCTTGAAAGTCAGCGTCTGCTACGATTTCGTTTAAGTATTTCACTCCGTCATAGCTGATACGTAATTCGTGGACGTTAGCGCCTATTTTGAACGCATTCACGTTTTTAAATAGTTGCTTTCGGATCTTTTAGGTATTCTTCAACCTCTTCTTCAGTTAACCAACGTTTTGGAACGTGATATCCCATTGGGTTCATTTCTGTTACCGCCCACGCTCGCTCATAAAACTCTACATTAATCTTTTGTGTGTCGAATCCGAAACGTTGATTAATCGTAAGGTGTGGATTACCTTTCAAATATTGCTGTACTTCTTCTTCCGTCCAGAAAGATTTTTGATGTTGTGATTTAAGGACGTGCTTTACACCTTTCCACTTATAAACCGGTACTTTCTCTAAATCCTTGTAATCGATACGTTTGTATACCGATTGATCCGCTTTTACCATTTCTTCTTTAATTGCTTCTTGTCTAAGTCTGTTCATTTTATAATTCCTCCAATAGTTTTACTGTTTCGTGCGTATTTGTCTGCGTAATCTGCGCTAATCGTGCTGCGTGATAGCAATAACTGTAGCGTTTTAACTCGTTGTTCATGGAATATCGTAACCTCGGAAACTCCCAACGTTTTTTAGACATTGTTCGGTGAAATGACTGTACTATCGCTTGTTCGTCGTCTTCTAACCGCGTTAGGATAAACTTCGAATACTCTCGGAATATATCCGTATGACTTCCAGCACCAACGTAATTCCCGTATCTACCGACGATTTCACCTTCGCGGTTAAATTCGACGATACCGTAAGATGATACGTTGTCCTGTTTTATCGGATAAACCACGAAGCGACGGTACTTATTCACTTAATCACCTTGCGTAATCTAGTTTCGTTTTGCTCTCCGATCATTTCCGATAATTTAAAAGTTTTAGCAGGAATCTTCGTTCGGTCCGGCTTTCGGTTGCGTCGCTTTTCCATACGTTCCCCTCCTTATTGTTTTAGTAATTTCGCTGCCAGTTCGTCGATTCCCGAACTAATCTGCGCCTGTGTTAATTTAGGCTCGTTACCGTCTACATACGTTTGTTCGCGACGTTCTACTAGCACGCCCGATATTTTGTAATACAATTCAAGCGCCTTGATCGAACTTAAACCGTTATTACTTGTTCCGCTAATCAATTTCGCTAGTTGCGAATCGGCGAGCGGTCTTAGTGAATCGGTATGCTGCTTCGAAATGTACGCACTATACTCGATAAATGCGGGCATCTTTTTCCACTTCGAAATAGACTGGCGACTAACTCCGACTTCCTCTCCGATTTCTTCGAGTTTAAGTGGCGTAGAACCTAACGCCCTATTGAATTCGTTCTCAACGATTAACTCCGCCGCCTGTAGTTGCTGAGGTGTTAGCTGACTCGTCAAGTCCGACATACTTTTTACGTTACTCATTCGATTTCCCCCGTTTCTTTAAGTTTTCTGTTGCGATTCGATTACCTTCTTCGAGATGTGCTTTAATTCGTTCGTTATAGCGGTCAACAAGTGCTTCGAAGTGTTCGCCTCGATATGCTCTACTTGTTTCCTTTTGCGTTAAATGCGACGGTAATCTTGAAGTCTGAAGGGAATTATAAAGCATTTCCATTCCTGCATGATAAGACCTTTTACCGCTTAACATTCCGGTTACTTGACTGCACGCTACTTCAAGTAAAAAGCCCCCTATGCTTAAATCAAGTCCTTTATATTGCCTCATAACTCGCGTGTACTTTTGGTATGAATCGAGTCGGCTTGTATCGAAAGGCAATGGTTGACTCGCTTTTGCGCTTTCCTGCGCGTAGTTAACTAAAAAGGTGTACAACGGTTGCAATTCCTCATAGCATCCTAGCGCTAGTCGTCGCGGTGGTCTTGGCTCTTTCGCCTCCCAACGCTCGATTTCTTCGCCGTGGTAGCCTGCGTCGATCCGTTGCTGGTCTATCTTTTGGATATCCTTTTTTATCTGTTCAATCGTCTGTGCCATTTATTTCACCCCTTCCGTATCTTTCGAGGCGTTATAACACTCGCTAGTTCGTAAATTCGTTTATCTGACGTATGGCGACCGGCTATAAATTCCTGCTCGCTACCGTCTTCCTTTTCGATTACGACGAGCGTATGTTTATGCTTATTTGAGTTCCGGTAAATAGAAACAATATCCACGTTATCGCTCCTCTTTATCTACGTTTAAAAGCCGTATAAGCTATTAGCCTATGAAATACACCTATTACGAAGAAAGAACGTTAAAATAGGGCGCTAGCACGTCAGAATAGCGTGTTATTCGCCCTTATCGTAGAAGTCTATACGCTTATCTGCTAAATACTTTCGTTGTCGTCTGCGTCTTACTGAAATTACGCACGATGCGCAGTATTTTGTGGCGTTGCTTGCTTTCGTGATTGGCACGTTACATTCCGAACATAAATGTAATTCTTCCGCCGATTCCTTGCCCGCCATGTATAGCGCCTCGATACGTGCGTCGCCCGGTATTACAGACGTTTCTGCATACGTGCATCGCTTACCCATCGGAAAGAAAAAAGGACACATACGCGAGCCATTAGCCGCCGTTCCTAAGTGGCACATACCGTTAGAGTCAAAGTTCGCGCAGTGGTTACTTATATACGTCCTAACTTCCTTGTTCATCAGACGTCACTTCTTTACGTAGGTACTTAGTTAGTCCGTATTTTTCGATTAAATCTTCGCTCATTTGTTTTAGAAAGTACGTAGTCATTGCGAGTTGCCCATCGACTCTTGAACGTACCACTCCTTTTTCACGTTGTTCCATTCGTTCTAACCTCGTTTCATAGATATAATAGCGTCGTCATTAACGCGAGTATGCTAGTGATTCCGATTGCTGTTAAATGATTTTTAATGTTGTCGCTTTCTTTGGACCCGATAACACCAATGATTGAAATGAGAATTGCGCTTATAAGAATTACTTGAAAAGTGATTGTCATTTTACTTATCCGCCCCCACGTTTACATCTATATCCGAATCGAGTACCTCTGCTAGATACATACAATATTCGTATAATGACGCTGATCCTTTTTCTTTCTCTTCTTCCGGACTTGCTCTGACGACTAATTCGTTAGTTAGTGAACCGTTAATTCCGAACGCGTAGCCATTGTCAATCTTCCGAATGTCGTACCAATTACCGGATGCGTGAACGTCTAAGCGTGTGCCGTCGCTAGATAGCGTGAATACTTTACGCATTTCTATTTCCGCAGCGTCAATGTCTGCCATCATTTCGAATATGTCTTCACACTCGCGCGCTTCTATTGTGGGAATATGAAAACTTTGAAACTCGAAGTCTACTGGCGTGAAACTTATTCCGTAATGAGTTGGTCGATAGCGGTAAACGTGACCCGATTCCTTAACGGTTAAATGCCACGTATCGTATGAATAATGGTATTTGTCTGTTTCTTTTGTTTTGTTTTTACTCATCTGTAGTACCTTGCCTTTCGATAAATTCTTTTGTGACGATTTTCATTGCTTCTTCGGATGCCATTCCAGCGCCCACTAAGATTGCATGTGCTTCGAAAAGTTCTTGATATAGCGTCTTTTCCATCTCATATCGTCCTCTCAATAAAAGAAGTGGCGTACGCTGATTAACGCCGCCACAAACTTTGATTTAATATTATTTTCCTCGAATAGTTTCTAGTGCTGATTTAGCTTCCGGACTATTCGCTAATAGCTTTTCTACGGTCGATTTGTAAAATGGGTTTTCAAGTACTCCTCGTTGAATTGTGTCATTAACAACGTCCATATTAACGTCGCCTCGTTCGAATGCTGCGTCGATTGCCTCTTCAACGTCAATCATCGAATAGCCTTCCCCCGTGTGTAATAGACCCGCATGGACTACTTGTCCGTATAGTTCGATATCGCCCATTAATGCTTTACCGATTAACTGATATACTCCGCCATCTGACGATCCGTTAAGAGTCTTAATCGCAGAAAAAGTTAGTTTCAGTTCGTGTTCTTTTCCTTTGATTTGGAATTTAGTCGGTTGATTATTTGCCTCTGTTGTTTTAGTAGTTTTTGTCATGTGTAATTAGCCCCTTTAATTTTAGTTTTGTGATAGGTTGATTGTGTCTTCAAACCATTTGAATTCTCGTGTATTTGGATTTCTGAATATAACAGTGTACACGCACTTCTCTGACACACTTTCCGGATCATTTATAAAGCAAGCCAGTTGATTAGTGGCGAACATCTCAATAATCTTCTCCGGATATTCCTTAACCTTTTTAGGTAGTTGCATCTTCGAAAATTCCTCTTGAAATATCTCGAATTCATCCTCGGAAGGTGCGATAGCGGTAGACTCTAGTAAGCCGTTTTCATTCTGATAATAGGTAACTTTCTCGCCTTTACCGGAAATGAATTTCGCTTGCCCTGTAGAACCGTTCGAGTTAAAACCTCCGACAACGTACTGAAAGCATTCCGGCTCGTTAATATAACTCTTATATTTCGTTTCGTATCGCATGGAATCGATAGCCAGTTCGAACGCTCTTACGTAGTCTTCGAGGAATTGAGCGTCTTTTGCGTTCTCGACGATTAACTCTCGTAGTCTTTCCATTGGACGATTAAGACCGCCCCCGCCACTTACGACGTATTTAGAAAGACGACCGCTCTTTTCCTCCGAATCTTCGTGCCGTACTTTGACGTCAATTCCGAAAAGTTTCCCCGTCATTACTTGCCTAGTGTCGCTGGCAATAGCTACGGCTACGCCACCGATACTCGTATACTGAATTAATGTCACGTTAGAACCACCTCGTTCAAGCGTATTTTAGGCGCTTTCGTACCGGCAATGATTGCTAGTAAACTCTTAGCGCGCGCCTTCGTTTTGTTACTTGATTTCTCTCTAGGTGCTGCGGCAACAAGTGCTGCCTCCGATATCTTAGCGAGTGAAGCCGTCGCGTTCTTAACCGCTTTTCCTTGACTGGCAAGACCATTAACGAATCCTTCGCCAGTGAATTCTCCTAGCGCTTCCGTTATACGAGAAGGCGAGTGAATTCCGAGAAGGTTCTTCAATCCATCCGGTACTAAGTTCGCTAACTCTCTAACTTTCGCGGTTACTTTTCCGAATGCACCGCCGATTCCTCTAACAAGACCGGCTACAATATCCCCACCGATGCTTGCTAAATCGATCCCTTTTAAGAAAGCTACTGCTTCGTCCCATTTATTCGTAAATACCGTCTTAACTGCCGTCATAGTAGCGGTTACTACGGTTTTAATAGCGTTGAATTGCGTTTTGATAGTCGCCCATAAAACGTTTAACGAAGCCTTGATCTTGTCCCAATTTTTATAAAGCAATACGCCAGCCGCGACTAACAAACCTATAGCGATTACAACTGCTCCGATTGGATTAGCGGCTAGGGCTGCATTGAGCGACCATTGAACCGCTGTACCAGCGACAACTATCGCCTTGTACGCTGCCATAATGGCGTTATAAGCTGCGACTCCGAAAGTGATAGTTTTAAACGCCACAACTCCCGCTGCGATTCCCGCGAGTAAAGGCGACCACTTATCGAGGAATTGACCAATAACCTTGACCGCATCTTTTCCACTCTCGTAGAAGTCTTTAAATCCTGCGATAAGTTTCGTAGTATCAACCTCGGATAATCGAGTTGCGAGCATTTTAATATCCGGCGCCAGTACATCGCCAATAGATAGCGCAACCGATTCAACTGAACCTTTTAGCTGCTCTAATGCTCCGCCGATTCCCGCCTTCATTTTATCCGCTGCCTCTTGTGAAGCACCGCCACTATTACGAAGTGACTCGGACATTTTCTCTATCTCTGTTGGACCGGATTTCATGAGTGCCAAGAATCCCGATACTGCTTCCGTACCTACGAGTTTAGATAACGTCGCAACCTTTTCGGCTTCCGTCATATGCGCTAAAGAAGTCGTCATATTATCGATTATTTCCGCTAGTGATTTAGTTTGACCGCCTGCATCCATCGTAGATATACCTAACGCGTTCATCATTTTCGACTGTGCTTCTGCGGGACTATTTAAAGCTAATAACGATGCACGTAGGCTTGTGCCAGCAGAACTTCCGGAAATTCCTGCATTCGCCATAATTCCCGCGGCGGCTGCGACTTCTTCTAAGCTAATACCGAGTGCAGCGGCAGGTGCGCCCGAATATTGCATTACATACGCTAGGTCTTCAATTCCGGCGGCTGATACGTTAGCAGACATTGCTAAAACGTCGGCAACTTTCGAAGATTCCTTCGCCTCTAAGCCCCATATATTCAACGCTGACGCGATAGTATCTGCTGTCATCGCTAAATCCGTCCCGGATGCTTCGGCTGCTGAAACGATTCCGGGCATTGCTGCCATTACTTGATTCGCGTTAAAACCTTTTGCGGCTAGTTCCGTATAGGCTTTTGCTATTTCTGACGCTGACTTAGAGGATTTTCCTCCGAGGTCAATCGCCGCGTCTTTCATTTTGTCAAATTCCTCTGCGGATGCACCTGCAATAGCACCGGCTTTTCTCAACTCACTATCGAAGTCAATGAACATACTGACGGACTTACCGACACCAACTGATAAAGCACCGAATCCCACGGCAGCTACACCGGCAAGAGCCTTACTCATTCCTCCGATTGATTTTCCGAAACTACTTAGATCCGATTCAGCTTTTCCGAGTGATTTCGAAAGACTACTAATATCGGCTCCTATTTTGACTGTTATGTTCTCTTGCATGTCTTACACCCCTGTTTTCTCCAATAAAAAAACCACCTAGTTAGGCGGTCGATTTACTGATTGATTTTGTTTTGGTCCGTGTCTTCCTTTAGCTTCCGTTCTTATCATCTCTACTCACTCCATTCAGTTCGATTCGTTGTTATCTATTTCATAATCATCGGGTACTCCGAAATGCCTCTTTCTAATCGATATATATTTTTCTACTGATTGTAGGTATCGAGTAAAGTATCTCTTTGCTTTTGTCGGTTGACCGTTAGCATAAGCAATATACATCTTCCTCATAAATCTAAACGCTTCAAGGATTGCTTTGATGCCTTTTGCGTCAGAATCATTAAATTTCATTTCTCGAATTGTTCGCTCTCCCTGTCCTACTTTTTCGGCAGCGTCTAAGTAGATTTGTTTAAGGTCTTCTTTATTAATTGAAATAGAATTTTCTTTGTCAGCGATTTCGATGTACAAGTCTTTTAGATATAATTGAAATAATTCAGCTGCCTCTGTAATGCTATTTATCTCGCCGTCCTTCTTAGTCATGCGTTAGCACCTCCGAAATGCGATTTCCATTGCTCTATAAGTCCATCCGTTACTAATCCGACGGCTTTCATTTCAATACTTATCTCTCTCATCTCTTTGCGAAACTCGTTGTAATTCTCGTCACTCTCTTTCATCCAATCCGCTCTATCCATCCCAATCACCCATCCATTCTTTTAAATTATTTCTATTCCTAACTCTTTGTTTATTTCTGAAATGGTTGCTCTGACTTCTTTAGCGACAAACGTGCTATCTTTCGGTACTAATAAAAGCACTTCGAGATACCTAATTAGCGCTAACGCTCTTTCGTTCTGCGACATTATTTAGCCCCCTTTTATAGTGATTCAGAAGAGGATTTGACGTGAACATTGATATTGTTACGTTCGATAACGTCTTCGAAGATGTTAAGAAGAGCCATACCATTTTCTATTGATCTATTACTGATTTCCGATAACATTTCGTAGTTGTTCGATTCTAGCGTAACGTCGCAATTCCGCAAGCTACGCAGGACGTGAATTAACGACTTGTAGGCGCTAAATATCGGACTTGTTTTGTAATACGTCTTCTCAAACACTCGCTCTTTATCTCCGTCGCGTAAGGTTACAACCGTCAAATACTCGGCTGGTCCAGTACGCTCGATTCTCTGTTCAATTTGCATCTTTACAATCCCCCTTTGGCGTGCTATGCTATTAATGAGGAAGTCTTGTCTTTCCTCATATTAACGCGGTTTTGTAGGCGGATTAAGCCTACCAATACCGAATATTTCCGCTCTTTTCCTTTCGTTTTCTAACTTATAATCTCCGTACTTTTCCGTAAGATAATCCGGTGACACTTTCGTAACGACAACCGCGCTCGACTTAACCGATTCCGCTCGTTTTGTATCGCGTTCTATTGCATGCGCTCGATTCTTACGTTCTTCTGCGTCACGATCCCGTGGCTGCGCTCCTTCATGTGGCGCTAACTCTATTTTCTTTTGAATTCTGACGAGAATATGCGGATCAAATAGGCGTTCGTGCTTCTGATAATCGAGTACCTCTTGTTTCTCGCGTACTTCTTTATAGGCGAAAACCGGTAGATACGTACCATTAGCGTACATTTTCGAAGTCCTATCGTATTCCTTTAACGAATATTCTTCGCTCTTCCTACATCTATCATCGCAATACTGCTGATTTTTACGTCTAGGCTTCCATACGTTGATACAGAAACGGTGTTTACATTCGCGGTACTGGCTCCAATCACTTTCCGGAACAACGTCGTACATATCCATGACGCTAAATTCCGAACGGACAACATGTTCCCATTCGAGTTTTCGCCATTCTTCCGCCGTTCTACTATTAATCTCGCGTTCTAACGCCTCACGTTCGATATTTTCAGCTACATAATCCAATACGTCGCCCATAAGTAGCAGCTGACGATCCGGAGGTATATTACCCGTTTCTGCTACGTGGTCGTCAATAGTGCGCTCCATTGATGAAGCTACTCCGTCGAAGTCTGTAACCGTTGCGCGTTCATATTTCATCCTTAAATCGTACAATAGTGATGAATTTAACTTCTGTTTTCCGACTACCTCTTCTTTATTAATCGCTGCATTCAACATTCACAATTCCCCTCTCACTGTCCTCATAGGACAACATATAAATTAGTTTTTTTATTTTAGGTAAACCGTTGACAACGGCTCACTCATGGTGTAATATGAAATTTGTAGAAATAGGCTTGTACGTCATGAAAGTTTAAAAAGTTTTAATTCGCGTGGAGTATATAAACGCTCCGTGATTGCATGTAGTAACGCTCGACTATCCATCTCTTCGCTGAAGTGGAGTTGATCGAGTATTTCTGTTTCGCCTATCTCTTCATTTAACAATTTATAAGTAGTAGCTTTGCGTTGTGTGAACGCATTTTTTGGCACAGTAAACTCGATGAATTCGTGTTTTGCTAACCAATCACGGCTTTTCTGTAAAGTCGTTGGCGATATTGTTCGCGGTACTGTAAGAAGAGCCTGCACGCTCTCTCTTGACGCGAAGAAGTCGCCTTTTTTTGTTTTATACGCTTTTTGCAATAACAACAACGCCCACAATAAATCCCGCGTCATTCGTGTACCACCTTTTTCTACCACGCTAACCACCCAGTCTATTTCCGTTCGCGATATTTCAAGTTCGCGTACCACCGAATAAATTCCATCGACTATAGGGTAAAAACCTTCTATTAAATCGTCTATCTCCTTCTCGCATACATCCATCGGCGTCGTAGTGCGTCCTGCTTCTAATTCCTTTTTGCAAAAGTCCATAAGATGCGTTTTCGTTTCGCTTTCGTCGCAACCTAATTCGACCTTTAAGTACGGGATCAGTACGTTACGCATCGCATTCCAACGTGTACCACTTCCGGGCAATCCGCTTGTAAGTAACTTAACCGCTGTCAATCGCTTCTCTTCCGTCGTTTTAAATAGACGTTGTTCTACGACCTTCACCGATTTATCCTTTCGCTTTTTCGGTTTTACTGGCTCGTCGATATCCGCGGCTTGTCCGATTGAATTCACGACTTTACTCGTAGGCATCTGTCGGATCGTCACAAGGTAATCGTGCGACTCCTGAACCCCTAACACTTCAAGCGTATCTAAATCGCAGTATCCCGCGAACTTCCGTGTCTTAGGGTGCATAGTTAACGGTAACTTCCATGCGTGCGAGTTATTGGACGTCGGTCTGAATTCGATAGTGTCCTCGGTTAATCCCGCAGTCTGTAACACCGTTCGTCCGAATCGTCGCCATTGCTGAAACGGTAAATGTCCGTCGATAAACAACTCGATATGATACCCCTTACCTCCGGAAAAACTAACGTGAATATCGTCTGAATCGAATCCCATTTCTTTTAGTGTTGCGATAATTGCTTTTGCATCAGCTGGCGCTTCTTCTTTTGAGTCGACGTCGAATCCGAAGTATCGTGAACGATTACCGAATGCAAAGATAGCCAGCGGATTTGCACCGTTGAAATGTGCGTTAAAGTTACCGTCGCTTAATGGGAATCGGCTTGCTGCTCTCGCGTGGCTTGTCGTGCCTTGCTCGTATATCTTCGTTACATATCGCATTCCTTCATCTTGCGTCTGATAGCCGACTACCCATCGTTTAAAATCAACGTTGTACAGACGTTTGAAGGCTTGTCGTGACCGTTGCGCAGCCGTGTTATAATCTAAACCGTGTTCCTTCCTAAACTTCGTCAGCGACGGATATCGTAGCTTTGTAGCGTGTTCTTTAGTAAACCGCGGCAGACGTTCCCCAGTGACCGGACATTCGACTGTCAACGAATCTATATCAATTCCCATTCTCAATCTCCCCTTCTCACTGTTCACGTTCAAAAGTGAACAACATATGTTATTATTCTTATTTTTTTTTTATTATTAAGTAATAGACGTTAAATAACGCTTGTAATGTTGTTGGAACTTATCGTTATCAGTAGTTAGAACTGATTCGAACATTGCTTTAACTTCTTCCATTTCGAAATTGGCGCGCTGCTCTACTTCTTTATAAAAGTATCGTAGGTATCCTTTTTGTGTATGACCGCATAATATTCGGATCAATGACTCGTAACATGTGAGCGCTCTTTGTAACTGTCTGATTGCTGAAGATGTGTTAAGTCGTTGCTTTTCTTCTACATCTGAAAGAAATGTAACCGCAAAGACTCGAGCGTCGTTCAGTGTGGCGTTAATTGATTCTAGCGTTAATATTTCTTCCTTAGACGACTGACTAATATTCGATTTAATAGTCACGTTTCGAACCCCATTTCTCGTTAGTAATAATACTTCCATAACTATCGCTCCCTCATTTGTTTTTATTGAATACATTAAAAATCTTCTCTCGACTTTTGCGTTTTTCTTCAAACGCTTTCCTTTTTTCGTCCATGCGTTGTTTAGTTTCTTCTTGCATAGAGGTAACTCGCTTGTACATTTCTTGTTGTTCTTGTTCCATTTCGTTAATACTGTCGATTACTTTTTCTAAAAAATCCATTTCGTGAATCCTCCTTTTATCACCCTGTACGGGCGTTTTCTTCTACACTTAACGCGGTTTTGTAGGCGGATTATTTTACGTTTTAGTTGTAAATCAATAATTAATGGCGTATACTGTTATTAAAGATGATAAAATGGCGCGAATAATTTCCAATTTTATTTCCAATTTTGAACACACCTAAAACACCTGTAATTAATAGGCTTCAAAATGACGTGTAGAATCGTTAATTTTAGGCTTGTTTTGTTTTAGGGTACATAACCCCTATTTTACCCCTTAAACTTCTCTACGACGTTTCTACGTTGGTAAAATGAACATCAAAACGTTTATTACCTCCTCAGACGGTCAAAGTCGGGCATAGGTCGTAAAAATACCTGTCCCCTCACTTATAAGCGCCGAAAACGCTGACTATATTTCCCAATTCGTGACTATAGTCCTTTCAAGTGTGTCTAAATTGTGAACATAAGTTACTTTAGAATTAGTATTTCGACAAAAATAAGTACTCAAACAATGACGCACAACCCACCAAACATTTTTTACCAATTCTTACGACTGTAAAATAATTACATAGATAATTTCCAATTTTGCCCATGTTAATTTCCAATTTTTAAAACGTGAAAAAGACGTTCGCCAAAACGTCCAATTCTTAAATATTGAGTATTTATTGACTGATCGCCGTCAGTCTTTTTTTGTGCGTTCGCCAACGCTATATATTTAACAGGTCCCGACACTCGTTTCTCCTACGCCCATGCTCGTCCTACAGTTGCGCCAACAACTTTATTTATGATTGCCCTCTGTTTTCAAATTGCTTATAAACTTGTTAAATTCCGCATGAGCATCTACCTTCGTCTTAGCATTCCACTCGAATACTGGCTTCGCTAATTCCTCGTTAGATAGCCGATGGTTTCGCCGATTCAGTAGCGCTTCTTTGCGTTCTAATGTCGCCCATACTTTCCGGACATTGTGTTTCGGTTGCATGCGATTGATTAAGTATGTTTCGTAAATATCCGCATCTGCTGCGCTTTCAACTTCGTATATCTCAATCATTTTGACGCGCTGAATAAATCCCGATGTATTGCTACGTTTGTTATAGTGTTCCGTCAGTCTTTTTCGGAAGTCTGCCGTTTTGCCTACGTAAAGTAACTCGCCTTTGTAGCCGTACATCATATAAACACCACCGAACCCTGCGAAGTTTGCTACGTCTGCTAAACAATAAACGTAATCCGTTACCGGCGGCAGTTCTATCACTATTTTCACCCGCGGTACACCTCCGACTATTTTTTGTGGCTGTAGGAACGTCCGCCAAAACGTTCTCACTTAGCGTAGGATAGCGCCAACTATCCCCTAATACGCACCGTATGTTTATTCTTCGTTTTCCGCCTCGATAATCGCCAACAACTCGACTAGGTTCGAACGTAAAACCGTAACCGTGATTCCGCTTGTTTCGTTCATTTCTTCACGGATAAGACCCGCCAGTAAGTTCTTA